TTCGACCATGTTACCTTTGTCGGTGTACCTACTCCAAAACTCTTTGTAAATACCGTATTCAATTTCCAAATACCTTTCTTGTACGTGCGTCTTTGCCGTTGCTGAAAGACTTTCCCCCTTCGTTCGGGGGTTAGTCATTATCTTTCCTATTGCGCTGCATCTAATTTTCATAACTCTAAAAGTATTTCGTGCTGTTCGGGTGTAATGTGGTATTTCTCGCGTAGTACTTTAACGTCAAATTTACCGTCGTTTATCGCTTTAATTGCGTTCTGAAAGCGGTCATTGGTTAACGTTGGCTTACTTCCTTCTTTTGCCGTGTTTCCGTCGTCGTCAACCGCTTGAAGGCTAAGCAAGGATTGTAACGATGCGCGACGATAGTACGTTACCGCTGCAATCATTTTTTGAGGGTCAACTATGTTAGGAAGATCTAAATAACTTTCGATTCTATCCCCGTTATCTACGTCTATTATCCAAGTATGCACACAACCGCCTTTAACGGGCTGTAAGAGGATTAAATCGTATTTAAGTAGGATTGGTTCACACGCCTCTAAAATAGTGTTTAAATCGGCGTATTTGCTTTTAAAAAACGGATTATCGTTACCTTTAACGATTTTACCAATTTCGTGTTTTGCTTTCCACAACTTAATGTAGATGTTTAAAGGCTTCGGGATTGCGTCCTCAAAACTTTCGGTTTGCTCTTTCTTTCTCATTATTCTTGGTTTTTGATTAATAATACATTTCTACTTTCAACACGCTTGTGGCGTTGAGCGCGTCGATTAGTTCCTTAGAACTATTTGCTTTGGCTTTGTACTTTAGCGTTCTACCTTGTCCGTTAACGTAGGTAATTTCAAAGGTCATTTTTCGTTTTTTCATTGCTCTTTCTTTTAATGTTTATACGCAAATATAAGTATAATTTTAATATACAAGTCTAAAAAAGTGTTAATTGTGCAACGTGGTTTTTAATTCTTTGAACCGCTTTTTCGTAGTATTCAGCGTCAAGCTCACAAGCTGTTAACTCAAATCCGTAATCATGGCATGCAATGGCTATTGAGCCGCTGCCTAAATGAGTATCTAATATTTTATCTCCAGACTTTGCGTATTTGTCAAGTATCCATTTGTATAAATAAATAGGTTTTTGAGTAGGATGTAACCGTTCACTTTCGTCTTTTGCATTAGCACCAACCCAAGACTTTGTTAACTTTCTCAATGCTCCTCCAAAACTACTCCAAGCTAACTCACCATCTGAAAACGATAAACCATCTGGTACTCCTTTATCCCAAAATAACCAAGAGGAAGTTGGTCTCAAAAATTCAGTCATATAATTACCTCCCCAAATTACTTGATTTTTTGACACCCTAAATAACTCATCAAAATATTCTTTAGAAGGTATTGTTTTATCCCAATCATTTGCACCTCTATATATTTTCTTTTTACCATTTCCTAATGTCATTTTATTTGCACCTATCCCATAAGGCGGGTCTACAATAGCCAAATCAAAATAATTGTCGGGATAGCGAGCCATTAACTTCATGTTGTCCTCGTTCGTTATTTGTATTTTATCCGTTAGTTTCATTTTTTATCTTTTTTTTGTACCGTTCAATCAATTCCTTTAATTCGTCTATTTCCCATTTCTTTGGCGCGTAAGCACGTTGCCGAAGTAGAATGTAATTCTCATGCCCTATTCGTGTTTTCAAATGCCGCTTGTATTCGATTAGGTTTCCCGAAAGGAAGCTGTTGCAATGTTCGCATTGAAGGTGTACGTTGTCCTCGTCAAAGCGCACGTTTGAATGTCCTCCCGAACTGAAATAATGCCCCGCGTTTTCCTTTTTAGGTGTCGTTTGGCAGCTTATGCAAGGCTTACCTTTGTCCCTTAGTCGAATGTACTTGTTAAATACTTGTTGGGCTATTTTTAAATAGTCTTGAACGGTCATTAATTCGGCTTTCATTTTAGCTTTACGCTTAGTCCATTGTTTCGTCTTTTCAAACTCAACCCAAACACGAATGCAATCCTCTTTTAAACAGAACTTTTGGTTAAACCGAACTGGGGTAAATGGTTTTTTGCAGTGCTTACATTTCATAGGAATTTCTTTAGTTCGTTTATTTCCTCTTTCAACTTTTCGATTTCGTGTTTGTGGTGCGTATTTTCAAGGTGGTAATTAAAGTTCATTTTGTTTACCGTGCGTAATTCTTGCGCCATTCCAATTAAACAACCATAAGCCTCATGTAAATTCTTAACGTGCTTTGTCATGCCGTCAATGTAGGGCTTCGCTTGTTCTTGTCGAGGGCTTTTACGTAGGTCTTCGATGCTTATCTTCATGCTGTCGATTATCGTTTGCATATTTAATTTAACCAGTAAAAAACTTATTTCGTCCATGCTCTTAATTTTTATAGTCCACAATAACCGCTGTCGCAGTCGTTAAAATCTTCGTCAAATAAATCTAACTGCAATTTATGCCTTTTGATTTTTTCGTAGGTAATGCCTTTACGAAAGGTTGATTTATTTTTTTGTTCCATCTCAACAAACCAATCAAATTGCTTTTCAGCTTTTATACTCATGTGCTTTAACATTAATTCGTTTCGGTGAAAACACCCCACGCAATTATTTCGATAGGCAAAACGGACTGGCTTATCAATCCAAAATTGTTCAATAGCATCTTTAAAAATTCGGTCTTCGATAAGCGGAAATTTAACCATTCGATACGGTAGTTCTTTCCATTTGTTACGTCCGTTTTTTTCTCCTACTTTAAACTTAAAATTTTCTGTTCCGTTTGTTTGGCGTTCTATCATTCGGTCAGCACGTTGTACTTCGTTTGCTCTGAAACCTATTCGCATTTCTACGGGTAAATTCGTGTTTTCATAACACCATTGTGCAATAGGTTCAATTTTCATTTTAACGGTACAAAACCGCGTCATTATGTTCGGTAAATAATTACCTTGTTTTACTATTACTTGTTCAAATGTACGTTCGCTTAACCATGTTATTTCGCTCCCTATAAATTGTTCAAGGTCTAACATAGTGTAAATTATTTCGTCCATTTCCAAAGTACCAATAAACTCCTTTCCAATTTTATCGCTTACAATTTGGCGTATTTTTGGGTCGGGAAATAAACAGCTTTTATCGTCTGTTCTTACTAAAGCGAATACGTTATAATCTGCGGGGTAATTTACCGCAATGTAGCTGCTGGTTTTGCCACCGCTTAAACTATTAACTGTTTTCATCTTTAAAAAGGTAATTCGTTAGTATTTTTTTTCGTGTTTCGGTAGGGTTGAAGCGGGTCAATTCCACCCATCGTAAATCCAAGTCCTTTATTGTAATCAAACATTAACGGAAGGTCAAAAGGTGTTTGCTGCCCTCCCGTATCGCGGTCTTTTACCTTTTCCACGTTAACCATTGTTAGGTATTTCATTGTTTCGTGTTTTACAAGGCGGTGAATAACCAACATATCGTCGCATCGATTCAAGAATGGCTTACCGCCTTCAATATGCGCTTTCATTGGTGCGCGTAAATGCCCTTCCCATTGGTGCGGTTTAGTATAAACGTTCCCGCTCCTTCCGCTTTCGCTCGTTGGATGGGTGCTTATGTAAAGCGTTTTACCCGTTGAGTTAGTGAATAGTCGCGCACGGTTTAGAAACTCGTAATTGTCGCTATGCTGAAACCCTCGGTCAAGTCCTGTAAATGGGTCGATAAAACAAACGTCCGCATCCGACTTTTCGTAAATTCCTAAAAGGTGTTCGGGGGTGTACATTTTGGAGTTATCGACAAAGGTAAAAAAGTATTCCAACTTCATTTCATAACGTCTTATTTCGGTGTGGGTAAGGTCTTGAAAGTATTTACCCGAACACATTTGTATTAAATCGCGCATAACTTGACCGCTGTTATTTTCACCCATAAACAAACAAAACTTTAGTTCGTGTTTTAGTGCCAACGCGAGGAAGTACCATTCCATAAAATACGACTTTCCAACGTTGTCGTGACCAAGCACTATGCAAAGTTGTTTACGCTTAAAAAGAAAATACTCGTCTGATGGCAAATCTAATCCTAAACCGTGTTTTAT